TGATTGCCTGTAATGGTAGAATCAAGATTTAAAGTAACTGAACCTGAAGTACCACCACCATTTAAGTTAGTACCTGCTACTACTGCTGTAATATCACCAGTGCCAGTTCCTAGTGCTTGACCATTCCAGTATAAAGAACCACCTACATTGTAAAGATTATTAGTTGTGGTTGATGGTGTGTAAGAGCCAAACTGTATTGAGCCAGCAGATATATTGAATAATCCTTGACCACTAAGACCATCTGCAAAAGTTGGTGCATTTTCAAATTGAACACTATCGTTAAAAACAACAGGGTCTTCAAAATCTACATTGTCTATAAAAGCTACTTGATTTGTAAATTTAACCCAATTACCAGATTGCCCTGTTACAGTTCCATAACTCTCAACTGTTGACAAGGTAACACCATTCATTTCAACTTCAGTAGTTTTTACTGGGTCATCTGCAATAGTAAATGTTTTGGTAGATGCGTTAGATTCTATTCCAACGCCATTAAAAGAGGTAATACTTGCTTCATAGTTTGCTGCTTTAGGTAAAAAAGCTAAATCAACTGATGGTGTATCTACTATTTTACTAAATACATTGTTTGCCGAGCTATCAACTACATCTACCCTATATTGTCTTACTGGAAAATCAGTTGGTTCAGTCCAAGTTAAGGTAGGCCTATTAATTGATGAAGCATCTGTGTCTGTGAATACAATGCTATTTGCTTCAGGTGGATGCAAAGCACCTATACTTGGTGGATGGGCTATTATTTCTACTGGCTCTTGAGCTGGTACTTCCCATGTATAAACATCAAAGTATTCAATTAGGCTAACAGATACAAGCCCATTTGCTTGTAATTCTAATGCTTCTACTCTGCAAACCTTGCCTGAGAATCCTAAACCTGAATAAGTAAGGCTAACAATATCACCCACATTTAATTTATACATCTCAGGAGTTCCTAAGAACTGCATAGTGGTCTGATTTCTACTTCTAGTTAAGATAGCCTTACCCATATTGTAAGCAATGTATGGGTCTGTTACATAAGGGAATTCAGCTTTAACTTCTAATACTTCACCATCATCTGAATAATACTCAGGTGATGCATCATGTAAAACTGTAGCTGTATCAAGTTCGTATTTCTTATTAGCGTTAAAGAATTCAATAACAACTTTATTTGCCTTTTTATCTTTATTACCATAATCAACTGATATACCAGCATCAGCTATGATGTGGTCATCTGTGATGCTAAATGTAGATGTTCCTGTATCTTCTATTTGTAATTCATATTTGCCATCAATATAAAGAAAGATACCTCGCATATTTGCAAGAAGCTCTTTAGCGTTATCCATGACATTCTTATTGGTGTCAATATAACCATTACAATGAAATCTCTTAACTTTAGCTCTAGCGTTTCCTGCTTCATTTGTATAACTATTTGCCAAAACGTCATCTATGTATAACCTGTTTTCTTGCACAGAATCATAGTATTGATATCTTGTAGAACCTGTAATACTTACAGCATTAGAAAATATACTTGCATCATTAGAATCTCTTATATCTATAACTTCATCTACTTTGTTTTGCCACCAGTCATCATTATCATTAATAACTATAAAGTCATTACCAGCAGTTCCACTCCAAGTTAAGTCTTGATAAGTGTCGTTATAGTAAGGTTGATCTACTTCTACTTCACATGCAGTTGCAGCAGCACTTATGGTAGTCATGTTTATCTGTGATGTTGCTAAACCTTTACCATACTCATCATTTTGTATGTAATCTAAGAAACATAAAGCTGGGTTAGATGACCATTTAGTAGAGCTATCTCTTGGGTCAAAAACCTTTTTACCTTTAACTTGTACTGTTATTTGCGGAACGCCTTTATACATTCCTTTTTTATCGTAATCAAAAGAAGCTGCTATATAACAAATACCATTTAACTTGTGATTAGCAGTCCACTCAGTAGGTATAGATGCTCTAAGCATTGGGTCTGCTGTTTGGCTAGATACACCATGATGCAAGTTAAATACAAAAGAGTATCTTAAAGCTGGGTTAGTTCCTAATGTTCCTGCTTGTGAATACTGATTATCACCAACTTGTGATGCGGTGTTTAAAGAGCCATTGCCTGATGATATTTTGTCTGAGCCTACATATCCACCACCTTTGTATATATTGCCATCAAGAATACTATTGCCATCTATCTCAATGGTTCTGCCAAGTATCTCTTCACATTCACCAACTGATATTGCATAAACAACAAACAAATCCTTTGACCTGTTTTGTGCTGTGTCCATATAAACAATTTGAGCACCAACCCTTCTTGTTCCATATATGACTGGTATCTTGCCACCAGCAGCAGTTTTGTTAGCCATGATGTCTTGGCCTTTAGACATCATTTGCCTTGCTTGTAAGAATCCTTTAACACCCGTGATAGCGGTTACTGCCTGAAAAGCAAATTGTATTGGATTGGCTATTGCATATTTTATAATTGCTGTACCAATCGCCTTAAAAAAACTTAACATTTATGAACCCCACCTTACGTCTGATTTTACTTGTGTGGCAAACTCTAAACCTCTATCACCTGTATAAGCTGATTTCTGAGATTCATCTGAATAATGCCTGCCCTTTGTTAAGTTCCAATTTGCCCAATGAGAAGCCACAGTCATTGCTAATACAGAACTATCTATATTTTCTGAAATAGACACACTTCTAATTTGCCCTGTAAAATAATTTATAGCACCTATCAAGGCTTCATTCTCATTAAAGTAAGCTAAATATATTTCTACTGTTTTGTCTGTAAACGCACCGCTTTGAACTAAACTTCTAACCTGATTGGTAACATTTGAAAAGCCAAGATTTATTTCATCTATCTGTAATTGACCTGTTTCTGTAACTGAGTCTACTGTTAGAAAAGAACCACCAGCTTCATAAGAGTTAGAATTATAAGTAACATCTGAATACCAGTCAGTTAATCTTATGGTTGTAGACAACCCTAATTCAACAAGAAATGCTGTTTTGGTTTCTGCTGCTGATACTTGTGTTTGTAAATCTGTTGATAAACTTCTTGGCATTATGTTATTACCTCTCTAACATCAAATGAAATGCTGTAAAAACCACTAGCATCTGTACTATACATAATATCATTATTTTCAAGATATACAGTAAAAGATGGCTTGTTTACAGTTACAGCTTCATTATTTGCTAGAGAGCTAACAAGATTTGGAGATATTTTTACAGTAGCAGCACCGCCTGATGCATTTTCATTTTCTTGCACCATATATACTTTTGAATGATTCGCGAATTTAATTAGATCACCAGCTTTAAGAACGCCTGTGGTTGCTGAAAAACCATCCATATTTACAGTCTCAGCACCTGCTGAATGTGCGGTGTTTACAAGTATGTCTGCTTCGTTTTTACTTGCACCTAAATTATCTAATGGTGCTTGTATTGTAAAGTTACCAATAGCACCTTTTTGTTTTTGTAAGAAAGCAAATATCTCCTGTGCTTTCTCTTGTTGTAATGGTGGCATTTGAACTGTGAATGAAAAATACTGAGAACCTATTTGTCTTGCAGACTTTTTGCCTGATAGTGTTTGATTCAGTAATGCAGGCCTATTATCTCTAAAGTTTATTGAGCTAAAATTTGGGTCTGTAGGAAATGCACCACTCATTACACTATCCCCATTTTGCCTTGAGTATTCATAGCGTTATTAATTATTTGTGTTATTAGTCCTTTTCTTGATGTTAGTAACTGGTCAAATCCAGCAGCATCAACTGTTGATATGTTGAAGTTTACTGTAGCACCCATTCCTTGTCCTTTTGTGTGGTCTACAACAGTTTCATTTGGATGTAGTATTGCTGGGAAGCCACCTTTACCATCTACACCACCCGCTCTAGCACCCATACCTGTATAACCACCGCCATCTGCTGAAAACAAATCTCCAAAACCATCAAAGAAAGAACCAAAAGCACCTGTAAGGGGTTTAAGTACCATTTGCTGTATAGCAATTCTTGCCAACTGCTCAACAACGTAAGTTGCAAAACTTTCAAATTCTAATTTTCCTGTTTTTAAACCATCAACAATAGCATCTTCAAACTTTTTCATTGTGTTTACTGCTGTTGTTTTCATTGTTTTATCTATGTCTTCTAATGTAGCTTGAAATACTTGCATAGGGTTTAGGTTGTCAGTTAGACCGCCTTTTAATGATTCAAAGAATTTATCTGATGAGCCAACACCACTTTCAACCGCAGCTATTAAATTGTCTATGTATTGTAAAGCGGGACTTTTGGCAACATCTTCACCATAAAGTTGCTCATTCATTTCAATTATAGATGTCTTTACTTTTGCAATTTCAGCACCAATCTCAAAAACACCACTAATAGAGCCTTTGTTTATATCAAAGAAAAGCTTGTCATCTCTTTTTAATGCCTTTTGTAAATCTTCAAGATATTTAGTTGATTCTTGTATTTTCGCGTTTATTTTTGTACTTTCGTCTGCAATGTCTCCAAAGATAGTTTTACCTATTTTTGTGTTGGCAAACTCCATAAACCTTTCTTTAGTGTTATCAATAAAAGAATCTATAGCTATTATTGCTGTTCTTATAGCTTCTAATATTGAAACAGCTATTGTTTGACCTAATGTTTTAAAACCACCAGCTGCATCTTTGTTAGCGGTTATTGTTGCTCCAATTTTTTCAGCTATTAGTTGTAAAGCTGGAACAAATGCTGCGGTTATATTATTTGCAAATGCACCTATCTGTAGCTTTATTACTGATACTGTGTCATTAAACTTTTCAACACCTTTTATAGTATCTTTATCTAATATTATTCCTAGATCATTTGCTCTATCAATAAATGTTTGAATACCATCAGCACCATCTCTAAATATTTCACTAAACTGTATACCAGCTCTGCCAAATAAATTTGCCAATGCTGTGGCTCTTTCAGCTTCAGAACCTAGCTGACCCAAACCCTCAGCTACATCAAATAATATTTCCTCATACGTTCTAAGTGTTCCATCTTGATTTTTTATTTCTACACCTAGGTCTCTAAATATATCAGCTTGAGTTTTAAGTCCTCTACCTGCATCACCTATTGATCTAGCAAATTTTTCTAAGCCTTTTTGAGTTTGTTCTATAGTAGTACCTGACTCAATAGCTGCTAATTGAAATGCTTGTAATGTATCAGTAGCTATACCTGTTCTTGATGCTGTTTTGCCAAGAGTATCAATGTAATCAAATGATTTTTTTGTAAATAAAGCTATACCAACAGCAGCACCAGTAGCAGCTAAGCCTACTTTAGCAACACCCATACTAGCTTTACCAGCCACAGAGCCAATTCCAGTTAGTCCCTTAGTAACACTACTAAAAGCTGCCTTTGTTTTATTTACTGCTGTTAATTCAAACTTTACTTTTTTATTTGCCATTTTTTCTTTTCTCTTCAGCTAACTCTAAGTAAGCTATCCATCCTTGATATTCTTGGACACTAATTTGCTGTATTTCTTGTAAAGTCTTGTTAAGTCTTTCAGCTAGTGCATATTGCACATATAAATTAGCATCCTTTATTAGTTTTTTTTCGTTTCCTCAATAGGTTCTTGACCCATGATTTGTGTAGCAACGCTTACTAATATCTCTCTATCAACACTATTTAATAAGGCATTTTTATCACCTAAATCAAACAGCTTGTCTCCATTTTCATCTAATGCTTTATATATAAGAACATAAGCCATCATTGTTAGATCATCTTCTTTACTCATTTTATAAAGTTTAGAAGTTTCAGCTAACGTCAATGGCTTACTGAATATTCTTAGAGGTTTATCATCTTCACCCCATTCAGGCACTTCGATTACTTTTACATCTTGCTCTGCAAAATGCTTTTTCGCGTTATCTATTACTGACATCGTACTATACTGTTGTTGATGTTAAAGCACCTGTACCTTGTACAGAAACACTAGCTTCAACCAATCCATCAAATGATGCACTTCTTGAAACGCCAGTAACAATAGCTGTGCCAGTATAATAAGTATCACCACTTGTATCGCCTTCAGGATAAACATTCAATGTTACTTCAGAACCTATGCTTAAAGCACCTTGTCCATTAGTATCAGTTTCATCCCAAAAAACATCTAAACTTCCTGAGAAAGAAGTTAGTGATGGCTTATAAGTTCTAGCAGAATCACCCATTGTAGTATCTTCCAAAGTATCAGCAGATTCTTCTATTGAGTAAGACTTAATTTCAGCTACAGCATTAGAACCGACTTTTACAGTTCCTTCACTTCCTTTATGTGTTGCCATTTTCTTTTACCTCGTCTTTCGACTTTTTCTTGGAAGAAGGTTTAATTTTGTCTTTCGACTGGACTGCTTCTTCCTTCCAACCCATATTCTTCAACGACTCAACTTTTGATGGATGAGCTATTATAGAATTTTTACCATTTGGACTAATTAATTTCATAATTATCTCCTGTTATACCGCTACATCAGGATTGGTTTCCTGAACATAGTAGTTTGTTAAAAAAGTTAGAGTTACATAACCTACTGGCTGTTCTCCATCTCCTGTGTATTCTATTTCAGTTGATTCAACATAAGT